TACCATTGGTAAAACACTTGGAATATTTCAAAGCACTTAGTAAAGAGTTATTAGATTATTTAGAAACAGATGATGACCAAACCATATTAACTACATTAAAAGAAGTTGAAAAAAATGGTCTACAAACAACAGAAAAGTTGGTATATTCAGAGTATAATCCATTCACATCAACAGGCAGACCAAGTAATAGATTTGGTGGTATGAACTTTGCTGCATTGAATAAAAATGATGGTAGTAGAAAACAATTCATTAGTAGATTTGATAAGGGTTGGTTAGTGGAATTTGATTATGATGCCTATCATCCAAGATTGATTGGTAATAAGTTGAAGTATGATTTTCCAAAGGGTTCAGTTCATGAACATTTTGCACAATTATATGGTGTGGATTATGACGAAAGTAAGGCATTAACATTTAAATATATGTATGGAACAGTTCCACCAGAGATGAGAAATCATCCATTTTTTGGAAAAGTACATAAATATGTGATGAAATTGTGGGATAAATTTATTCGCTTAAATTCAACGGATTTTCTATTATCTGATATTTATAATAGGAAGATATATAGGAAAAACCTACTTGATATGAATCCAAATAAATTGTTTAATTATATGATACAATTGATGGAAACTGAAAGTAATATTGAGATATTGAGTGAGTTATTACCTAAAATAGAAAAGTATAGTAGTAAAATGATACTTTACAATTATGACTCATTTCTGTTTGATTGGGATGCAGAAGTAGATAAATTGGATTATTTGAAAGAAGTAAAGGTTATTTTAGAACGAAGTGGTAAGTATCCTACAAAAGTTAAAATAGGTAGGAATTATCATGAAATGGAAGATATTACGGAGAAATTTGTATGACAATCATTGATAGAATTTTGTTAGAATTATCAGCAAAGAAAGTAGTAGAAGATGGGATGCCGGATTTTACAAATGAAAAACACTTATTGGCATTAAATGAAGTATTGGTTGACTTAGGTTGGTCAATGGAAGCTAGAAGCGAGTTATTGTATTCTTTAATAAAAGAAGAAAGAGATGGTGATACTATAATTACATATAAAGATGATAAGGGTAATGATCAGGATGTAAAATTATCAACTGTTAGAAATTACTTATCAGATAAAGATTTGAAAACTAATAAAAATAAACAGGCAGCAGTAAAGGCTGCTAACATAGATCCAAAAACTGGTAAAGATAAACCTGAACCTGAAAAGGATAAGGAAGGTGGTGAAGATGGTGCACCACAGGGTATGGTTAAAAATCCAAATTATGCTCCTTATGACAGAGGAAGTAACGAGCCTGAATTTCTACCAGATCCTAATGCTGAAAAACCAACAGAAAAACCAACAGAAGAACCAACAGAAGAACCATTACCTGAACCAGTAGATAGGTCTAATTTTGCAGAGGGAACTTCACAACCAAAAGTGTCAGGTAGTAAGACTAAAACTAAAGACAGGCCTAATGGATTCCCAAAGGCTGACTATCCAACACAACAAGAAATACATGAAGGCTTAAATGACGGTGACTTTAGTAAATTACAAAAAGACCAAGCCGAAAGAAGGATTGATAGAGATGCTGGTAATGCTGGAGCAGGTGGTCCACCTGCTAGTAAGGGTGAAAGTATGTATTGTGATATTGTTACAAATCACGATGATGACCAGTTTGCTGAAGATGAAAAAGATAGAATAGATGAAGTTAAAGAACGGGACAAATTTAAAAATAAAAAATGGAATACTGCAGAACAGGCTACATTATTTGCACTTGGTATAGATCCAAACTCAGATGAAGCGGTGGAATATATGTCAAGGAGACAGG